TTCGGAGGTGGTGTCTTTACCATCCATGGAATCGGTCTCCTTATTGCTGGCTTGTTCGCGGGCAGCGATCCGGGCGCTGGTGCCGGTGTCCGCGCCGCTGTCGACGAACGAGATTTCCTTGAGAATGGCTCTGCGAACGACATGCACCGGGCCGTCGAAGGTTCTTGCGTTGACCGTGACGCTCTGGCCGTTGGGTACGAACTCGGCGTCCACAACGGCAGCCCCGATGCTGGCCTGCCAGGGGAACCCGTTGACGGCGCTCTTGGCCACGTCCCGGGCCCACGAGGTGTCGCGGCTGATCAGCCCTTCGGCGATGACCTGGCCGTTCTCGACGACCACCCGCTGGGTGTGACCGACACCCTGGCGCGGGCTGTGATCCAGACGAATCGGGATGTCCTGGCGCTCAATAGTCAATCCTTCCAGGTCGACCACCACCGGGTGCGGGAAGCCGGCGATCCGCATCAGCCCGCCGGTGTAGGCGACCATACGGAAGCGCGGCATCTTCTTACTCTGCCCTGAGCTTGCCGAAGGGGCTTGTCCTGAGCTTATCGAAGGGTCACCATCGTCCACTGCCTCGACGGTTAGCGGGCAGCGGAAGGTCATGTATTCAGGCTGCTTGCCGCTGCTGGACATCCGCTTCGGTCCTTTCCATTGGGCTTCGCACATCGCCATCCGTCAGACCCAGCTCAGCCATGAGCCGTTTTTCCTTGGCCCGCTGACGAAGCTCAGTCTCCCAGTCCTTGCCCTGGCGGGCGTACTCAGCGGCCAGCGTGGTGGTGTTGCTGGCCAGGCGGGTCGCCTGGGCGTTGGCCTCCTTGGCCGGATCGACGTGTTCGGTGCCGTCGAAGAACCACTGATGGTTCGGCCCATCGGTGGCGCGAAGGTCGGCGAACTCGGTCAGGAGCTCGGCCTCGTCGAGCCAGGCACGGAAGAGCGGGTCGAGAACCGACCCCGCCAGGTGCGCCTGCTCGACGCGGATACTCTTGTAGTAGGTTTGATGATCGAGCCGACCGGAGGCGTAGTTGTAGCCGCTGCTGTTGCCAGCTGCGACGTTGAACGGCATGTTCAGGCAGCGGGCGATTTCGTTGAGAATCTCCCGCTTGAACTCGCTGTAGGTGGTGCCGGGCTGCTCGGCCTTGATCTGCCCCAGCTTCCAGCCGTCGGGCAGGACGGTGGCCATGCGTTTTTCGAGCTCGATGATGTCCATCGGCTCGACGGCCGCCGCCTCACCGCTGGCCGGGGCGTCGGTGAACAGCACGGCTGCGAAATCTGCCGCCGTCTCCGCCGCACCCAGCACCGCCAACGTGTAGCGCCGAAGCTGTGCGAACAGCGGCAGTGCCGGAGTGATCTCCGGGATGCCGCGATGCTGGCCCGGACGGTCCGACCGGAACCAGTGGATCATCGCTTCGGCTGGGATACGGTCGTAAGTGCCGATCCCAGCGGTGTAGACCGTTGTGCCGGGATGATCTCGCAAAACGAAGTAGGTGCGAGGGCTTCCGAACACGTCGAACTCGATGCCGTCGATGGCGTTGGTGGTCGCGAGCTTCAGGTCCGGGTTGGTGACCCGGTCGGCCTCGATGAGCTGCACGTCCAACTTGATCGGCGAGGCCAGGTTCGGATTGGCCGTCAAAACGGCGAATGCTTCGCCGTCGGTCGCTTTGGCCATCCGCATCGTGCGGAGTTTTTCGGCCAGTCGAATCTCCCTGGCCCAATCGGCAAAGGCTCGCTCGACGAGTCGGTTGGTCTCGCTGTCACCTGCAAGCAGTTGAAGACGCGGGCCGGTGCCTACGCAGTCGTTGGCCAGCGTCAGAACGATCCCACGGGCGTAGCTGTTATTCGCTACCTCATAGCGACTGCGGTTGCGGAGCGTCTGGCGCACGTCCGGCGAGGCGGCCGCGTCGGCGCTGAGACCATCGGCGTTGGCCCAGTGCCGGATGTTGTCGGCATTGGTCACCGCCGCGTCGTATTTCGCCCTGATCATTCGAGCGAACTGACGGGCCTTGCGAGATTTGCTTCTGCCGAACGGCCACATCACGCTGTCCCCGGTGGCGAAAGCTTGACCCGGCGAATGCCCAGCCCCTTGCTGGTCGTCGCCTGTTTGCTGGCCAGGTGCTTGTCCGCCGCGATCTGGTCGTTCAGCGAGTGCTGTTCGACACTGCCGCTGTCGCCCGAAGCCCGCTTCGGCCCAGCGGCGTTTTCGCGAATTATGTCAACCAACGGATTATGCGGAGTGACCGACGGAGATGGCTCATTCACAGGCATTTTCAGCACTCCTGCTCTACATAATGGGCACACCCGCAGGCAATGATGCCTCGGCAACACGAAAGGATGTGCCCATGTTGGACTTTTATGTGGAAAGCGCCGCGAAACAGGAACGGCTCCGGAACGGCCCTTTTAGAGAGGTCATGGAGCCACTGGCCATTTGGCTCCGTGAACAGGGATATGCCAAGCTGACCGGCGCGCGATGGTTCAAAGACATCTGCCAATTCAACAGGTGGTTCAACGACAGCGGCTATCGAGGCAAACCAGTCGACGAGGATCATGTGCGTCGATACCTGGAAGAATGCAGTGGGCGGAAAGGTAACCCGTACGCTCCCACAGCTGGCAAAAACGGGAAGCGCACACTGTTCCCCAAGTTATTTGCACTGTTGAGAGAGCGTCAGAAACCTAAAGCGGCAAAGGCCACGACGGTGCCGCCAACACCGCTTGAGGATTTTGAGCGACACCTTGCCGATTGGTATGGCGCTTCCCCGAGCACGATCCGGCAGCATCGAAAGCACGCAGAAGAGTTCCATGTTTTTGCCTTCGGAAAGGCGAAGCCGAGTCGGGGCAAGGTTAAACCGGCCGTGGTCGTGAACTTCATTCGTCAACGGGTTGAGAGCAACCCCCGTCCGCGAGACATCATCGGATGCCTGCGTTGTTACTTCCGCTACTTGCAGGTCCGAGGGCACGAGATGACGAAGTTGCTGGATGCGTTGCCTCGCCTTTACCGTCCACGACGACCGCTGCCTGAACGGTTGTTGTCGCCCGAACAGGTCAAGCGATGGTTGGCTGGCTTTGATCGATCGAGTCCGGAGGGATTGCGAGACTACGCAATAGCCTTGTGTCTGGCCGATCTGGGTATCCGCGTAGGTGATCTTGCCGCATTGCGTATGGAAGACATCGACTGGCGCAAGGGGACGATCCGCATTGCGTATGGAAGACATCGACTGGCGCAAGGGGACGATCCGCATTGCGAATTCCAAGACCGGACGATCGTTCTGGTTGCCCTTGCCGGAGCGGGTCGGGAAAGCCATCGCCAGATACCTGCGGCACGGGCGGCCTGCGAGCGCTCGCCGCGAGGTGTTCGTGCGACACAAGACGCCTGTCAGAGAACCTCTGACCAAGGTGATGATCCAACGCAAGGCGAATCAGATCGCCATCAAACAGGGCATTCCCTGGTTCGGTGTTCATGCTTTGCGTCATACGGCGGCTACCCGGATGCGATCCGGCGGCGCGAGCCTGAAAGAGATCGCGGATGTCCTGGGGCACGTCAATCTGAGTTCCACCGCAATGTACGCCAAGATCGACATTCAGGAACTTGCCAGGGTTGCCCTGCCGTGGCCGGAGGTGCAGCCATGAAGAACGACATGCTGAGCCATATCCAGGGCTACTTGAGCTACCGTCGCGCCTTGGGCTACCAGTTGGATATGGATGAAAAGATGCTGCGAGCGTTCTATCGCTTCGCATCCAAGCGGGGATACACAGGCCCGTTGAAGCGCAGTTGGGTCGAGGAGTTCGCCGCCGACCCCGTTGACGTGAACCCCGCGTATCACGCGATACGTCTTCGCATCCTTCATGACTTTGCCAAGCATTGGGCAGTCTACGACGAGCGAGTTGAAGTTCCTCTTCGACGGATTGACCAGATCGGATACCGCCGTGCGGCACCGCGCATCTACACCGACGAAGAGATTCAGATGCTGATGGCGGCGGCGCGATGCTCCCACGTCGATCAAGGAATCCCCGGCGAAACCCATGCCACGATAATCGGGTTGATGGCCTGTTCGGGCATTCGCACCGGCGAGGCGGCTGGCCTCCGAAAATGCGACGTGGACTGGAGCCAGAGTCTGCTTCGCATTCGCCAGAGCAAGGGACGGCCGCTACGCCTGGTTCCCCTGCACCAAACAGCGATAGCGGCATTGGAATCGTTCGCCGACTTGCGGGACCAACAGTTCCCGCACCCGGCAAGCGACCACTTCTTCTTGAATAAGTACGGCAAGGCGATGACGGCCAAAGCGATATCCAACACGTTCTATCGGATACGGTTCCGTTCGGGCATATCGATGCCGTTGCGGGACCGGGCTCCGCGCCCTTATGACCTGCGCCATACGTTTGCCTGCAATTGCCTGTTGCGATGGCTGCGAGAAGGAGTAGACCTATCCCGCTCCATGCACACATTGGCCACGTACCTGGGGCACGAAAACCTGGATGAAACCTACTGGTATTTATCTGGCATCCCTTCCTTGCTTGAACTGGTGGGTGATCGCTTTGCTGATTACGCGGCGCGCGTGTTCGAGAGGGGGATATAGTCATGAAGAATGCCTCCCTCGAACTGGCCGACATGCTGCAGCGTTACTTCGCCGTCCACTTGGGCCGTCAGCGCGGCGTGAGTCCCCGCACGGTCGCGTCGTACCGAGACACGATCCGTCTCTTGTTGATGTTCCTGGCGGAGCAATTGGGGCGCTCGCCGGAGCGTCTGC